GGACAATGATCCAGGAAAGGACGACCATGCATATCCGGGCCATGACGCTGCCTTCCGATGTCCAGATCATCTCCCGCACAAAACCATTGACGGGAACGATTCCTGCCGCCATTCTCTCGGCCCAGAGCACGGTATCGCCCGGGGGTGCCCCCACTGCGATACCGTGCGGAAGCCGTTATGAACCTCGCTGGTTCGTGGCTCAGACCAACTCCCGGGCTGAATACCGAGCGTTGATTGACTTGGCCGGCATGGGTTTTCGGGCCTTCCTGCCGATGTTCGTCAAGTACAGCCGGCCCAAGAAGCGCGGAGAGCCCGAGCGGTCGGAGATCCAGCCGCTGTTCCCGCGCTACATGTTCGTCTCCTTCGATCCTCAGGCAGACCAATGGCGCCGCATCTTCGGCGCTCGGGGCGTGCATCGCCTGTTCACCACCGTGGGGGAAAAGCCGGTGCCGGTTCGTCGCGGGGTCGTAGAGGGCCTTCAAGCCCAGGGCCGAGCTGGCGACGGCGTCATAGACGACCGTGCGGAGGCTTTCCCGGCCATTGAGGCCGGTAGCCTGTACCGGGTGATGGACGGGCCCTTCGCCGGCCATCAGGGCGTCTGTGCCCTGTCTGAGGGCAAGCGGGTGCGGTTGCTGCTAAGCCTGCTTGGCGGTGAGCGTGAGGTCGAGTTTACCAAGGGCGAGCTGGAGAAGGTGCCGTGACAGGGCGGCCCACGGTATTCACCCCGGCCATCGCGGAGGAAATCTGCGAGCGGCTTTCTGAGGGTGAGAGCTTACGATCGATTTGTCGTGATGAGCGCATGCCCTCGGAGCGCACCGTGCGCGGATGGGTGATCGAGGACCGGGACGGCTTTTCCACGCAATACGCCCGCGCGCGCGAAGCTCAGGCGCACTCTATGGCTGAGGAACTGCTGGAAATCAGCGACGACGGGTCCAACGACTGGATGGAGCGGCGCAAGCAGGATGGTTCGGTCGAGACCGTCCTGGACGCCGAGCATGTGCAGCGGTCACGGCTCCGGGCCGACACGCGCAAGTGGCTGCTCTCGAAGATGCTCCCTAAGGTTTACGGCGAGCGCGTCACCACTGAGCATACCGGCCCCAATGGCGGGCCGCAGGTTTCCGTGACCATCGCCACCGACGATCCGGTTGAGGCCGCCCGTGAATACCAGCGGATCATTCAGGGGAGATAGGCGTGAAGCCGATCGATATCGCTGCGGCACGCAATGCCCTGGACTACGACCCAGAAACAGGGGTCTTCCGCTGGAAGATTAGCAACCGAGGACACCGCAAGGCGGGTGACGTAGCGGGTTCGAGGGTCGGACGTGGCACCTATCGCCGCGTGAAGATCAATCAGCAGGAATACGCCGCGCATCGCTTGGCTTGGGCGATGATGTATGGCGAGGATCCCGGCGACGAGATTGACCACATCAATGGCGATCCGAGCGACAATCGCATCGCCAATCTGAGGCCCGCAACGAGGCAGCAGAACTGCCAGAACATCGGGGCTGCGGGCGTTCGCTTTGAGCCCGACCGGCAGAGGTGGCTAGCTCGAATTTGCGTGAACGGGCGCCAGAAGAACCTCGGGCGATATCTCGCGCGTGATGACGCGGAGAGGGCTTACCGGGCGGCTGCATCATTGCATTTCGGGGAGTTTGCCCGGTCTCATGCAGTTCGACTGGAAGAACCCTGACTACGCTGCGGTTTTCCGTGAGCGCGTAGAACGCCTGAACAGAATCAGGCAGAACCCACAATCGCTTCCGGCCATACGCACTTATTACCGAGATCATCCCGCGCAGTTCATTTCAGACTTTGGTTGCACGGTAGATCCCCGCAACGTCGAAATCGGCCGCCCCTCGCTGATCCCCTTCATCCTGTTCCCCCGCCAGGTGGAATGGATCGACTGGGTGATCGACAGTTGGCGCAGTCGCCGGCCGGGCGTGTCGCCAAAGTCGCGCGAGAGTGGCGTTTCGTGGCTGACGATGGCGCTCTCGGTCACGCTCTGCCTGTTTCACGAGGGGGTGGCGATCGGCTGCGGCTCGCGAAAAGAGGAATACGTCGATAAGCTTGGCGCGCCGAAGTCGCTGTTCTGGAAAGCACGCAAGTTCATCGAAACTCTGCCCGCTGAATTCCGGGGCGGCTTCGACTCCAAGAGCGACGCGCCGCACATGCGGATCATGTTCCGCGAGACGGGCAGCATCATCACCGGCGAGGCCGGCGACAACATCGGGCGCGGCGATCGCGCGTCGCTCTACTTCGTGGACGAAAGCGCCTTCCTGGAGCGCCCCGAGACGGTGGACGCTGCGCTATCGCAGACAACCAACTGCCGGATTGACGTCAGCACTGCTAACGGCATCGGCAATCCGTTCTATCGCAAGGTTGCGGAATGGCCGTCGGATCGGGTGTTTCGCTTTCACTGGCGCGACGATCCGCGCAAGGACGATGCCTGGTATGCCAAGCAGGTGTCCGAACTCGACCCGGTGACGGTCGCGCAGGAACTCGACATAGACTTTGCCGCCTCGGTCGAAGGTGTGCTCATTCCCAGCGCCTGGGTGCAGGCCGCAGTGGACGCGCACCGGAAGCTGGGCTTCATCCCCACGGGCCAGCGCGCAGCGGCTTTGGACGTCGCGGACGAAGGCAAGGACCAGAACGCGTTCTGCGGCACCCACGGCCCGATGGTCGAGACGCTAGAGCAGTGGTCCGGCAAGGGCGACGACATTTTCGGCACGGTGCAGCGCGCGTTCATGCTCTGCGACGACCGAGGGTATGACGGATTCCACTACGATGCGGACGGGCTCGGCGCTGGTGTGCGCGGCGATGCCAGGGTCATCAACGAGACCCGCGCACGCAGGCTGCAGGTTGAGCCGTTCCGAGGCTCCGGCGCTGTCTATGCCCCTAAGGCAGAGGACGTGAAGGGGCGGAAGAACGAGGATTTCTTCGCCAACCACAAGGCGCAGGCGTGGTGGGCGCTAAGGACCCGGTTCCAGCGCACCTACCGAGCGGTCGTCGAGGGCGCCCCGTATATCGCCGACGAGCTGATCACGATCCCGGCCGACCTGCCGAACCGCCAGGCGCTCTGCAACGAGCTTTCGCAGCCCACCTACTCGATCAGCACCATCGGCAAGATCGTGGTGGACAAGACGCCGGACGGCACGCGGTCGCCGAACCTAGCCGACGCCGTGATGATCCGGTTTGCCCCGCGCACCACCGCCCTTCGCATCACCACCAGCCTCTTGGCGAAAATCTGAGAGAGGCCACGCGGTGAAGAAAGCCAAACGCAAGACCAACGATGCCAGCCTGCGCGTGACGGCCTCTGCCGTGGCCATGGCGCAGGCCAAGCCGGCACCCATGCCCCGCGCCTTCACGCTGCCTCAGACGCCCCCTGGCGTGCTCCCTGATGGCCACAAGGGCATGGCGATGGATTCCGCCATCACCGGCTCCTACAACTGGGCCATGGCGCAGGCGACCGCGCAGCAATCGCTATTCAGCGCCGTGGGTGGGTTCGTCGGCTATGGCTACCTGTCCGAACTGGCGCAGTTGCCCGAATACCGGCTGATTTCCGAAAAGACGGCCATGTCCATGACGCGCAACTGGATCAAGTTGCAGTCTACTGGCGACGGCGCGCAGGACGAAGGCAAGGCGAAGCGACTGGCTGACCTCGAAGCCGCCATGGAGCGGTTCCGCGTGCGGGACCTGTTCCGGAGGGCTGCGGAGCAGGACGGTTTCTTCGGCTTGGCACACATCTACATCGACACCGGTGCCACGCTCGATACGGCGCTTCTGCAAACACCGCTGGTCATCTCGAAGGAGACCATCCCCAAGGGCGCGTTGAAGGCGCTGCGGTCGGTTGAGCCCATTTGGACCTATCCGGCCACCTACAATTCCGACAATCCGCTCCTGTCCACCTACTACAAGCCGGAATCGTGGTTCGTCATGGGCAACACGGTCCATGCGTCGCGGCTGCTGACGTTCGTTGGGCGCGAGGTGCCGGACATCATCAAGCCGGCCTACAACTTCGGCGGCATGAGCCTGACCCAGATGGCCATGCCCTATGTGAACAACTGGATCAGGACGCGCACTAGCGTCGGCGACCTGGTGCATAACTTCTCGGTCATGCAGCTAGCGACGAACCTCGCCGCCCTGATGAATGAGAACGATGGCGACGGGCTGATCAACCGCGCCCAGCTTTTCAACGCCACGCGCGACAACCGCGGCCTGATGCTGACCGACAAGGACACTGAGACGCTGGCCAATGTCTCGGTGCCGCTGTCCACGTTGGACAAGCTGCAAGCGCAGGCTCAGGAGCAGATCGCGTCGGTGTCCTCCATCCCGCTTGTGGTTCTGCTGGGCACGACGCCGGCCGGCCTGAACGCTTCCACCGACGGCGAGATCCGGGCCTTCTACGACTGGATCAAGGCGTGTCAGGAGCGGCTGTTCACGGCGAATCTGGCGAAGGTTCTGGAGATCATCCAGTTGTCGGAATTCGGCGAGATCGATCCCGACATTGGTTTTCGTTTCGAGCCGCTGTGGCAGCTTGACGATGTGGCCCTAGCGACGGTGCGCAAGACGGACGCGGACACGGATGCGGTCTATGTGGGGATTGGCGTGCTTGACCCTGGCGAGGTGCGCGAGCGCATCGCGACGGACGAGGACAGCCTGTATCCGGCGCTGGATCTGAACAAGGAAATCGAGGCGCCGGAAGAGGACTTGCCGGAAGACATCGAGGGCGATCCGGCTGGCGGTATAGGCGGCAAGGGCGAGGAGCGCGAGATTTAGCGGGTCCTCGGTGTGAGGATAGCGTCAGATGGCGCCGTGTCGGCGTAGAACCCCGGCATGGTGCTTCTGCCTCCTGGCATATCGGGCGGTGGGCTAAGCCGAGCCCGTGCGGCTGCGAAGCCATTCACCCTCTGGCTCGCACTCGGTTCCGGCCCAGCGCACATGTAGAACCATCGCCCGGTTCCATCGCCCATCGGGTAATTCGCCGGGCTGACGCACTCGTATTTCATCGTGCCGGCTTGGTAGGCGATGAACATGAGGGCGATGCCCCCGAACGCGGCCAGCGCGCCGCCGATGACCTTCACAGGAAGTGCCTCCTTCAAGGATGGGCGCTGATACTACCCGAGAGCGGGGCGGAATATGAAACGTCTCGTCTCCCCCACCGGCAAGCCAATTCTTCTCGACGCTGTCCGGCCGAACCTGGGGCTCCAGGCGGCGTATCGCAGGAAACTGGACCGGCTGATTGAGGCCATGCAGCGCAGCCTTGTCTATTGGCTGCGCGCGACATACCGGGCCAAGCCCCCGGAACTCGCGCAGGACGCGCCGGACGGCGGGTCAACCGGCAAGTCGCCGGCCATGAACCTGCGGGATGAAATGGCGTCTCTCGGCGCGCGATGGCAGGCGCAGTTTGACCAGGCCGCGCCGGACCTTGCCGAGTGGTTCGCGAAGGCTTCGTTCGATCGGTCGGATAGGGCGTTGAAGGCGATCCTGGACAAAGCCGGATTCACGGTCGAATTCAAGATGACGCGCAACGTCAACGACGTGTTTCAGGCCACGGTTGGGGAACAGGTCGGGCTGATCAAGTCCATTGCGTCCGAGCATCTGACGCAGGTGCAGGGGCTGGTGATGCGGTCGGTGCAGCAGGGCCGTGACCTTGGGTTTCTGAGCAAGGAATTGCAGGCGCGGCTGGGCGTGACGAAGCGCCGCGCGGCCCTGATAAGTCGCGACCAGTCCAATAAGGCCACGGCCACCATCACGCGGGTTCGTCAGCAGGAGTTGGGCATCACCACCGCGCAGTGGATGCACAGCGCGGGCGGCAAGGAGCCCCGGCCGGAGCACGTCGCGGCGAACGGCAAGACCTACGACATCGCCAAGGGGATGTATCTCGAAGGCGAGTGGGTGTGGCCGGGGACTGCGATCAACTGTCGCTGCGTAAGCAAGGCGATCGTGAAGGGCTTTGACTGATGACCACCATCGCCTTCGACCGCGCCAGCGTGCGGCACATCGACGAAGACGGCCGCCTCCACGTCGCCGTCACCAACATCAGCAAGGCCGCGGTCAACCCGTATCTCGGCCGCGAGATACCCGACTACGAGCGCCACGGCCTCGACGCCGATCGCGTCTATCACCTCTACCGCGACCCGGCCGAACTGGCTGCCGCCGCGCCGACTTTCAACAACATCCCGCTCCTGTCCGAGCACGTCCCGGTCACGGTTGACGACCATCGCCCCGACCTCGTCGTGGGCAGCACGGGCAGCGATGCGGACTTCGACGGCACCTACCTCCGCAACAGCCTTGTCGTGTGGGAGCGCAACGCGATCGGCGGAATCGAGAGCGGCGCACAGCGCGAATTGTCCTGCGCCTACCGCTACGACTTCGATCCCACGTCGGGAGCCGTGGATGGCGTCCGCTACGACGGCGTGATGCGGAACCTACGCGGCAATCATGTCGCGCTTGTTGAGCAAGGCCGAGCCGGCGCGGATGTCATCGTCGGCGATTCCCATCCCTTTTTCACGGAGACGATCATGCGTCTGAACTCCCGCCGCGCGCTGGTCGCATCCGGCGCTCTCACCGCCTACCTGGCGCCGAAGATGGCGAAGGACGCGGCGCTGCCCGACCTCAACGCCCTGCTCAAGGGGGTCAATGCCGCCAATTGGGCAGCGCAGAAGCCCGCTATCAAGATGGCGCTCGACGCCGCCTGTGCCGGCAAGCTCGCGAAGGATGCGAGCGTCGACGACGTCGTGACGCTGCTCGACAAGCTCGACACCATCGCCGACGATCCGGCGCTCGACGAAGACCCGGACGAGACCGAGGAAGAGAAGGCCGCGCGCCTGGCGCGCGAAGCCGCCAAGGACGCCGAGGACAAGCCCAAGGGCGAGGACGAAGAGGACGGGCCGGCCATGAAGCCGGACGTGAAGGCAGCCATGGATGCGGCCATCGCGTCCAGCGTGGCGAAGGCGGTCAAGGCGACCGAAGCCGCCGTGGTGAAGCGCATGAACGACCTGCGCGACGCCGAGCGCGTGGTGCGCCCCTACGTCGGGGAGATCGCCGTCGCGATGGACAGCGCCGAGGCCGTCTATCGCTTCGCGCTGGGCAAGATGGGCGTGGACCACAAGGAACTGCATCCGTCCGCCCTCAAGCCTGTGCTGCTCGCGCAGCCCGCTCCCGGCGCGGTGAAGCCGAAGACCACTGTCGCCATGGACGCGGCTGCGGCGAAAGCCCTGGCCGAGCGCATCCCCGGCGTCGATCGCATCCGGCACGTCTGAGGGAGATACGCTCATGTCCGGTTTCCAGACCCAGGTCTACGCGAACCAGGCGCCGGCTGTCGCCGGTGACTTCGCTTCGGCCAATCCGTGGTTCAGCTTCGACGCTGGGCCGAATCAGCTCGTCGCCGGTCCCGACGGCCTCACCGTCGGGCGCTTCGCCTGGGTGGACCCGTCCGGCACCTATGCGGTGAACCGCGGCACCGGCCAGCCGGCCGGCTTCGTGCACCGCAATCAGCAGGGCCTGATCACGACCTACATGCAGGAGGCGGGCATGCTCGTCCCCGAGGGGTTCCCGGTCACCCTGATGGCTGGCGGCGACTTCTGGGCCGTCTGCGCGAATGCCGCACAGATCGGGCAGAAGGTGTACGCCAACTATGCGACCGGCGCCATTCGCGCCGCTGCTACCGGCTCTCCGGTGCAGAGCGCTTCCGTCACCGGCTCCATCGCCGCGGCGCCTTCGACCAGCGTGACGGGCTCGATCGCGGACAACGTCCTGACCGTGACGGCCGTCGGCTCCGGCGTGCTCGTGCCGGGCGCGACCCTCTCCGGCTCGGGCGTGTCCTCCGGCACGAAGATCGTCGCGCAGATCACCGGCACCACGGGCGGCGCCGGCACCTATCAGGTGTCCATCGCGCAGACTGCCGCCTCGACGACCATCACCGCGGCCTACGGCGTCCTGACGGTCACGGTGGTCGGCTCTGGCTCCCTTGCTGTAGGCAACGTGCTGTCCGGCTCCGGCGTCACCGCCGGCACCTTCATCACCGGCTTCGGCACGGGCACCGGGGGCACCGGCACCTACTACGTGTCCGCGAGCCAGACGGCTTCGAGCACGGCGATCACCGCGACCGGTGACGTCGAGACCAGCTGGTACATCACCTCGCCCGGCCTCGCCGGCGAGCTGGTGAAAATCAGCCGCACCACCCCGCCCCAGGCGTAAGGAGCAGATCAATGCACGCTGATTTCCACAGCCTGGCGCAGGAATGGGGCATCCATTTCTCGGGCGCGCAGGACTACCTCCCGGACGAATTCCGGCACAACTTCGCTCTCGCCATGGACGCCCAGCCCACGCTGGTGACGCAGTCCAACTCGGCCATCCCTGCGTATCTGACGCAGTGGGTGGACCCGAACATCATCAAGATCCTCGTAGCCCCGATGAAGGCCGCCGTGATCATGGGCGAGGTCCGCAAGGGCGACTGGCTGACCGATACGGCCATGTTCCCGGTCTCCGAGCGCACGGGCGAAGTATCCAGCTATGGGGACTTCAACAACAACGGCCATGTCGGCGCCAACGTCAATTGGCCCCAGCGCCAGTCCTACTACTACCAGACGGTGACGCAGTGGGGCGAGCGCGAGCTCGAGCGCATGGGCCTTGCGCGCATCAACTGGGCGGCGCAGCTCAACGAATCGTCCGTGCTGGTGCTGAACAAGTTCCAGAACAAGACCTATTTCTTCGGCGTCGCCGGCCTTCAGAACTACGGCCTACTCAATGATCCGGGCCTTTCGGCGCCGATCCAGCCTGGCCCGAAGGCGTACAACTCGCAGGCGCATGGGCCGTGGGTCACGTCCGGCGTGGTGACGGCGACGGCGAACGAGATTTTCGCCGACATCCAGAGCCTATTCTATCAGCTCGTGGCGCAGTCCAATGGCCTTGTGCAGATGGACAGCCGCATGACGCTGGCAATGTCGCCAGGGTCCGAAGTGGCGCTGACGGCGACCAATGCTTTCAACGTGAACGTCGCTGATCTGCTGAAGAAGAACTTCCCCAACATCCGCGTGGAGACCGCCGTCGAATACGCGACCACGGCGGGGAATCTGGTTCAGCTGATCGTCGATCAGGTCGAGGGCCAGGAGACCGGCTACATGGCGTTCAACGAGAAGATGCGGTCGCATCCGATCGTGCGCGACATGAGCAGCTTCAAGCAGAAGAAGTCGCAGGGCACCTGGGGGGCGATCATCCTTCAGCCCTTCGGCATCTCGCAGATGCTTGGCGTATGAGCGGAGACCGAGGCATGAGCACCGTCACCGTCGCCTGCAAGCTCCCGCACGGGCTCTACCTCGATCTAGTGGACCCCGCCGTGTTCGATGGCATCGACCCCAAGGTCGGCGTCGTCGCGCGCCCGCTCGATGAGGCGAACCGCATCAAGGTCAATGGCTGCGCGCGTCCTGTCGGCGTGCCTCTGCCTGAGGACGCGCCGCAGATCGTCGGCGGCTATGCGCTGACCCCTGGCGTGCCTGCGGATTTCTGGGAGAAGTGGCTCGCCCAGAACAAGAATGCTCCATACGTCAAGGCCAATCTGATCTTTGCGCATGAGAAGGCCGGGGCGGTCGTCGGCGAGGCGAAGGAAAAGCGCTCTGTCCGCAGCGGCCTGGAAGGACTCGATCCTGACAAGCCGGCGCCGGGCATCGAACGCGAAGCTCGCCCGAGGATCTGACCATGTCCGGAACCGGCGTCGTCACCTTCGACTATGCGGTATGGGTGGCGCGCTATCCGGAGTTCGCGGGCATCACTGAGCCGGTCGCGCAGTCCTACTTCAACGAAGCCACGATCTACCTCGACAACACCGCATGCAGCGTCGTGCAGGATACGGCGCGTCGTGCTGTGCTGCTGAACATGCTGACGGCGCACATCGCGGCCCTTTATCGCAAGGGTGCCGATGGGCAGCTCGCGTCGCCTCTGGTCGGCCGCATCGACAGTGCGACCGAGGGCAGTGTATCGGTGCATGCGGACATGCCGGGCGGCACGGCCAATTCGGCGTGGTTCCTGCAAACCCCATACGGCGCGGCCTACTGGCAGGCGACGGCGCAGTACCGGACGATGCGGTATGTCCCGGGGCCGGTGACGCCTATTCCGTTCGGCTGGCCCTATGCCGGCGTGTGGATGCGGCGATGAATGCGCTATCCGGCGGGAAGAAGTTGGAAGCCTACATGCGGCACCTTTCGAAGCAGGCGGATAAGTCCGCGATGCTTCGGGTGGGGTTTCTCGAAGGCAGCGGGCAGAAGGGCGGTTTGCCTACCCCGGCTGTGGCTGCGATTCAGGAGTTCGGGGCGCCAAAAGCGGGTATCCCGCCACGCCCGTTTTTTCGGACGATGATCGCGGAGGAAAAGGACACCTGGGGGCCGAAGACCGGCGACCGCCTCAAGGCCAACAACTTCGATGCCGAAAAGACGCTCGGAGAAATGGGCGGCATGATCGCCGGCCAGTTGCAGCAGTCCATCAGGGATCTGACCGACCCGCCGCTGAGCCCCGTTACGCTGCTTTTGCGGCAGAGGTTTGGCAATCATCCAGAAGAAATTACCGGTTCTGACGTGGCGAAGGCCCGGCATGACATTGCCGCTGGCAAGGCGCCAAGCGTCACGGCCACACAGGCAAAACCGTTGATCTGGACAGGCAATCTTCTCGCAAGCGTCAACTTCGACGTCAAAACCTAGGAGCGCGCTCCATGACCACTCTCTGGTCTTCCAACAACGGCGACGTCACGGTGACTGGCATCCAGGCCGATGGATCGCTGCTCATCACCGTGGACACCAGCAACGCTACGGCAACCGGCGTTGCAGTGCTCACCGCTGCCGACGTGGCCGCGCTTCAGCAGGTGGTCGCGCCCGGTAGCACGATCCTGTCGGCCGGGGCCACGGCGGCTATCGCGGCGCTCACGGGCAGTTCCACGGCCGCCAACATCGTCACCGCGCTTCAGACGCCCTGATGAACCTCCACGGGATCGCAGGCCCGATCGTCGCGGCCGTGAACCCGATGATCCAGGGCACGCTGTTGTCCAGCACGGGCTACACGACCAGCGCGGATGGCACGCAGGTTCCGACCTATGCGGCGCCTGTCACGGGTCCGATGCAGGTGCAGGCGCTGACCTACAAGGATCTGCAACAGATCGACGGACTCAACATCCAGGGCGAGGCTCGCGCGATCTATCTCTACGGCGACTGGAACGGCGTTGTGCGGCCGGACAGCAAGGGCGGCGATCTGATCGCATTCAACGGCCAGCAGTGGTTGGTGAAGCAGACGTTGGAGCAGTGGGGGAATTGGTGTAAAGTAGTGGCCGTTCGACAGATGGGATAACCGATGCCGGATACTGCTTCAGATTTCGCCAAAAAAGAAAAAGCCGCCGCTTACCAAGCGGCTTACTACCAGAAAAACAGAACAAAAATTATCGAGCGCACGAAGGCGCGAAGTATGGAGCGTTATTGGTCTGACAGAGAAACTGCTCTTGCGGTCAATAAGGCGTATCGAGAAGCCAACGCTGACAAGATCAAAGCCAGAAAGGCAAAGCAGCGCGCGGAAACCAAGGCTCAACGGGCCGCTTACTCAACAATATACCACGCTCAAAACAGAGCCCGGCGCCTCGCTAACGCCAGAGAATGGCACGCAGCCAATCGTGAGCGTGTAGCCGAGCGTCACTCTGCGTGGAGCAAAGAAAATTCGGCTGCCTGCGCCGCTCGGACAAGGGCACGAGACGCGGCCAAGTTGCGCGCTATGCCTCATTGGGCTGACCAGGGACGCATCAAGGCAATTTACGTGGAGGCGGCTCGCATCTCCCGAGAGACCGGCATCCCGCACCACGTTGACCACATCGTTCCGTTGAAATCGAAGATTGTCTGCGGGCTGCACTGTGAAGCGAATCTTCGCATCATCACGGCGGCCGAAAACTTGGCGAAGCATAACCAATGGCCGCTGCGCTCAGCCTGACCGAAACGCAGATCCTGACGGTTCTGCGGGCCTTCCTGCTGGACGTTCTTCCGGCAGGGACGGCCGTGATCAAGGCGCAGACCAACCGCGTCCCGGAGCCAATCGGAACCAACTTCGTGGTCATGACGCCGTTCATGCGGCGGCGGCTTGCGACGAACGAAGATAGCTACAACGACACGGCGTTCCTGGGCTTCATCACCGGCACGACCTTGACGGTGACCGAGGTCGAATTCGGGATCATCCGCATCGGCGCTCCGGTCTATGGATCTGGCGTGGCGGCAGGAACCATCGTGACGGCCTTCGGGACTGGCACAGGCGGGGTCGGAACCTACACGGTATCCCCAGCGCAGACTGTCTCGTCGCGGGCCTTGTTCGCCGGCACCATGGCCGCGCGGCAGGCAACGATGGTGACGGTGCAACTCGACGTGCACGGCCCGTCCAGCGCCGACAACGCGCAGTTCATCTCGACCCTGTTCCGCGACATGTATGCCTGCGACTTCTTCACCGCCCTGCAACCTGAATTGCAGCCCCTGCACGCCAGCGAGCCGCGCCAGGTGCCGTTCGTCAATGGCGAGGCGCAGGTTGAATACCGCTGGTCGGTGGATGCCGTCATGCAGGCGAATCCCATCGTGACCGTGCCGCAGAGGTTTGCGGATCAGGTCGAAATCACTCTGAACCCCGTCGATTAGGAGCGCCCTCATGGCGAGCATTCCGGCAAGCGCGATCGTGTCGGTCACGCCGTCCGTCATCAGTGCGGGCGGCACGGCTCTCGATCTCAATGGCCTGATCCTGACCACCAGCACGCGCACGCCGATCGGCAGCGTGGTCGAGTTCGCGACGGCAGCGGACGTGGCCGACTATTTCGGGCCGTCGTCCGACGAAGCGGCCATGGCGACCATCTACTTCAACGGCTTCGACAACTCGACGAAGAAGCCGGGCGACGTGCTGTTCGCGCAGTATCCGACCGCGTCCGTCGCCGCTTATGTGCGCGGCGCGAACGCCGGCACGCTGGATGAAGTCAAGGCGCTGGCCGCTGGCACGCTGACGATCACGGTCGATGGCGTGTCCAAGACCAGTTCCTCGATCAACCTGTCGGGCGCTTCGTCGTTCTCGAACGCGGCCTCGCTGATCCTGGCGGCATTCACGGCGCCCGGCTTTACCGTGACCTACGACAGCGTCTCGGGCGGTTTCGTGTTCACGTCCTCCACTACGGGAGCCAGCAGCACCATCAGCGCCATCACCGGCACGCTTGCGGCTGGCCTGAAGCTGACTGCGGCTACGGGCGCGGTCATGTCGCAGGGCACCGTTGCGGCGACGCCGGCAGCGTTCATGACCGACCTTGTGCTGGGCGCCACGAACTGGGCGGCGTTCACCACGCTGTTTGACCCGGATGTGTCGGGCAATACGAACAAGCTCGCCTTCGCTGCGTGGACGAATGGGACTGGCAACCGCTTCCTCTATGTCCCCTGGGACACGGATGTGACGCCGACGCAGTCCAGCGCCGCCACCGGCTCGCTCGGCTACATCCTGAAGGACACCAACAGCACCGGCACGGCGCCGATCTATGCGCCGGATGCGTCCTATTCGGTCTTCGTCCTCGGCTATGTGGCTTCGCTCGATTTCGAGGCGACCAACGGTCGCGCGACGCTGGCGTTCCGCTCGCAGACCGGCCTTGCCGCCACGGTGACCAATGCCACGGAGGCGAACAACTTGATCGCCAACGGCTACAACTTCTATGGGTCGTATGCGACGGCGAACGATCAGTTCGTGTTCACCTATCCGGGGCTGGTGTCCGGCCCCTTCGCCTGGGTGGACAGCTACGTCAACCAGATCTGGCTGAACAACGCGCTGCAGCTCGCGATCATGTCGGGCCTCGTGCAGGCGAAGTCGGTCCCGTACAACCAAGACGGCTACACGCTGATCAAGGCGTGGTGCATGGACCCAATCAATGCGGCGCTGAACTTCGGCGCCATCCGTGCAGGCGTTACCCTGTCGGCGGCGCAGACCGCAGAGGTGAACAGCGCCGCCGGGGTGAACATCGCGGACACGCTGAGCACGACCGGCTTCTACCTTCAGGTCAAGGACGCGACGGCCCAGGTCAGGGCCGCTCGCGGTTCGCCGCCGTGCTCACTCTGGTACATGGATGGCCAGAGCGTCCAGACCGTGAACCTTGCTTCGATCCTCGTGCAGTAAGGAGCGCGGAAGATGGCCGACAAGACTCTCACCGCTGCCAACAGCGTGTTCATGCTGTCCGTGCGCAGTCTCTTCCCCGCTCCGCAGCAGCTTCAGGGCTATGCCGCCGACGATGCATTCTCGACCGAACAGGTGCAGCCTGCCGAGGTCGTTATGGGCGTCGACGGCGTCATGTCGGCGGGCTGGCTCCCGGTCATGGTGCCGCAGACGATCTCGCTTCAGGGCGATAGCGTTTCGGCTGACATCTTCGACGCATGGAACGCTGCGATGAAGACGATCCGCGAGCTCTACTTCGCGGACGCCATCATCACGCTTCCGGCCATTGGGAAGTCCTACACCCTCACCAAGGGTGCGCTGACGAGCTACACGCCGGTGGTTGGCGTGAAGAAGATCCTTCAGCCGCGCACCTTCACGATCACTTGGCAGAACGTGTCGGAGGCGCCGCTGTAATGGCCCGAAAGGTCATCCATGTGACGATCACGGCGGCAGGTCGCGATCAGGGGAAGGTCTTCCGGCTGACGGAAATGCCGGCGTCTCGCGCTGAGCGTTGGGCGGCCCGGTCGCTAGCGGCGCTGCTGGCTTCGGGGGTGGAAATCCCGGACAATATTCAAGAAGCTGGCCTGGCCGCGATCGCGCATTTCGGCCTGTCGATCTTCTCGCGCATGGACTTCGACGCGGCGCAACCTCTGCTGGATGAGATGATGGGCTGCGTGGAAATCCAGCCCGATCCATCCAAGCAGGTCTACCGGCCGCTGATCGAGGATGACATCGAGGAAGTCCTGACGCGGCTCACCCTGCGCTCCGAGGTCTTCCAACTCATGCTGGGTTTTTCCATTCCCGCCGCCATATCGACGTCCCTCCGGGAGTTGGTGGCGGGCGTGGGCGCTTCATTCAATACCCCAACGTCTGCCGCGTAACCGGCGCCGTCGTATCGAGCAAGCTGGCTTCGCTGCACGAGCTCGACACGATCTATGGCGTCGAGGGGATGTACGACCTGTTGGAAGTCCATTCGGTCGATCTCCACAACCAGCATATCGCGCGGAAGCGTGCGGCTAAGGGCTAGGGGGCGTCATGGCGACGGTGATTGACGCCCTGGTGATGACCCTTGGTCTGGACACCAAGGGCCTGAAGAAGGGCGAGCGCGAGAGCGCCGATACCAACCGGCGCCTTCGCGAGGATGCGAACCGCACGCAGAAGGCCTATGAACTGGCCGGCGCGCGGGTGGCGCAGTCCATTACCTCGGCGCGCAACGCGGCCTTGGGTCTTGCCGGCGTGTTCACCGCTGGCGTCGGCATTGCCTCCTTCATCCGCCAGACCACGGAGAGCAGCGCGGCCATCGGCCGTATGGCGCGCGATCTCAACATGTCCACTCAGGCGCTTTCTGCCTGGGAGGGTGTGTCGCGGCGGGTTGGAAACGCCGCGGGAGAGGTGACAGGCGCCTTCGCGGCGATCCAGAACCAGATCCAGCAATTTCGGCTTCTTGGCGGCCAGGGGCTTTCCCCGGCCTTCCGCGCGCTGAACGTTGCGCTAGTCGATGCTGCGGGCAACACGCGCGACAACGAGGCCATCTACCGCGACGTTCTGGAAGCACTGGCGCGGCGCCCGGCTCAAGAGCGGCTGACCATCGCTCAAGCCCTGGGCATGGGCCAGGAGACTGTCAACCTAGCTGCGCTGCCGGCCCAGCAGCGCAACGCCATGCTCGCGGAGCAGCGGCGCCTAGGCGTGGTTAGCCCGGAGCAGGCGGCGGCGGCCCAGCGTAGGCAGCAGGCTTGGTTGGATTTCCAGCAGGCGTTGCAGACGTCAGCGAGCCGGCTGCTGACCGACTTCACGCCGGCCATCGTGTTCGTGCTGGAAAAGCTTCGTGACTTCGGGACGTATATTTCTGGCCCTGCCTTTCGGCCGGCATTCGAGGCGATCGAGACAGCCGTTCGACGGCTTGCGACTTATCTGGGATCGCAGGACTTCCTTGATGACGTTACGGCGTTCGTCGGTGCGGTTCGAGATATGGGCAATGCCATGCTCGAATGGCTGCGCAGGCTTGGGATCATCCCACGTGCTGCAAACGCGGGAGAACCTGAACCAGAACGCGTGACGGGCCCTGACGGAACCAATAATTGGGTTCTGGACCGCAACGGGCAGCCTGTTCCGGCCCCGGCGCCGAGGGAGGCAAATCCAGCAGCCGGCGTGGCTCCTGCGGCCGTACAGGGTGCGGCCATGGGTGGCGCGGCGGGCACGATCGCGGCCCAGCAGAACCAGCAGACGGCCTTTAATTTCTTCCGCTCGCGCGGGTGGACCGCCGAGCAGGCGGCGGCCATCGTCGGCAACACCATGGGCGAGACCCAAGGCTTGGACGTGAATGCGTTCAACCCCGGCGGGGGCGGGCGTGGCGCAATGGGCATTGGCCAATGGCGAGGGCCGCGCATCGCAGCCTTCGAGGCGCGGTATGGGCGCTCTCCGCTGGGCGCTCCGCTTGAGATGCAACTCGACTTCATGGACTGGGAGTTGAGGAATTCTCACCGCGCCGTGGGCGACGCCTTGGCTCGGACGACTGATGCCCGCGTCGGGGCCGATATCCTGCATCGACGCTATAGCATCCCTGGTGATGAGGATCGTAGCGGTCCGCGCCGGCAGGCGAATGCTTTGGGCGTCTTGCAGAGGGCGCAGGCGCCGACCCCAGCGACCGCTTCCGTCCCCGCCGTGCCGCCTGCTGGGCGCACGATGACCCCAGCGGAACAGGCCGCTGCGGCGCAAGGCGTTCGCATCCCGCGCGCCATGTCCCCCGCTGAAGCAGCAGCCGCAGCCCAAGGCGTCACGCTCCCGCCTCCCACCATCGATCCGAACCTCGTCACCGGCCCGGATGGCGCGGCCTTGCGGGACAACGTGCGGCCAAACCAGACCAGCAACAACGAGGCCAACATCGGCACGATCAACGTGCAGACGGCGGCAACCGATGCTGGCGGGATCGCGCGGGACATCGGGGCGGCGCTGGCCCGGACGACCTTCGTTGATCAGGCCACGCAGGGGCTTGCCTGATGCCTCTTCCCATACTTCCCATTCCCGCCTTCCCAACGGTGCCGCCCTATCCTGGCGTGCCGTTGTTGGCGCGGGCAGGGACCATTCAGGCACAGTTCGTGCGGCCCGTCCTGCTGGTCGCGGACGCCATCAACTTCATCCGCAGCTTCATCCCTTCCACGTGGGGACTGTACGACGAAGAGGGCGTGCCGCTTTTGCTGGGCGATAACGTCTCGGCGGTCGATTACAAGGCAGAATCTCGGCTCGCGGACTATCCTATCGAGAAGGGCGGATTCGCCTCGTACAACAAGGTCCAGACGCCCTACGACGCGCGGGCGACCTTCACGGTCGGCGGATCGGATGCCAAGCGCACGGCCTTCCTGACGACCCTGGATAAGCTGCTGAAGGGCCTGACCATCGTCAGTCTGGTGACGTCCGATGTCACCTATTCCAGAGCCAATGTGGTCCATTACGACTATCGCCGCACGTCCAAGGGCGGCGTGACGCTACTGTCGGTCGATGTGTGGCTGATGGAGGTCCGGCTTACCGCAGGAACGTCCTTCGCCGACGCTGATACCGCCGCCGCGACTGGCGCGCCGTCTCCGCAGCAGCCGAGCGGCGCATCCCCGGTTAGCGCCGGCACGGTGCAGGCGGCGACGCCGACGGCAGTGCAGACCGAGGCGCTGCCCCCCATCGCCTCCGCGACGCCGAATGGAGCCGGATGATGGCGCTGGTCATCCCCACGCAGCCGGTGCCGAATCAGGTCTTCAACGTGACGCTCGACGGCCAGCTTTGCCGTATCGCGATCGCGCAGAAAGCAACCGGAATGTTCCTCAACCTCTACGTCAACGACGTCCTGATCATCGGCGGCGTGCTGTGCGAGATCGGCAACCGGATCGTGCGATCTGTCTATCTCGGCTTCATCGGCGATCTGGCCTTCTATGACACGCAGCCGGCGGCCGATCCGCTGGTGCCGGCGAACCCCGATCAGGTCTACTACACGGGGCTGGGAAGCCGCTTCTTCCTCGCGTACCTGCCCGAATGACCTTCGTTCGTCGCCGCCTGGACATCACGTTCACGCTGATGCCAACGACCAGCGCGTCGAGCCCCAACGTCACGACCAACCCGACATTCGCTGAAGGGGGAAATCAGGTCACTCTGACCAATCATCGGGCGACCGCGCAGATCAAGAAGGCTGGCGGCTTGGCGATGACCGAGTGCCAGTTCCGCATCTACGGCATGTCGTTGAGCCTGATGAACCAGCTTTCGACGCTGGGCCGGCTGCCGCTGGCGGGGCGGAACAACGCCATCTCCGTCTCGGCTGGCGACGACGAAAGCGGCATGGGGGTGGTGTTCCAAGGGACGATCACCAACGCCTGGGCCGACTTCAAGGGATCGCCCGAAGTGCCATTCCATGTCGTGGCACAGTCCGGCATGGCCGGGGCGCTCGCCATCGCGCCTCCGTCGAGCTTCACGGGCTCGGCTGACGTGGCGACGATCATGTCTGGCCTCGCGACGCAGATGGGCCTCGCGTTCGAGAACAACGGCGTCACCGCTCAGTTGGCCAATCCCTACTTCCCCGGTGCGCTCTACGCGCAGGCGCAGGCGTGCGCCGAGGCGGCCGGGATCGACATGGTGGTTGAGCTTGGCGTCATGGCCATCATGCCGCGAGGTCGCCCGCGAGGCGGTCAGGTTCCGCTGATCACGCCGCAAACGGGCATGATCGGATACCCGGCCTTCACCAGGAATGGCATCGCGATTCAAACGCTCTTCAACCCCAGCATCACATTCCAAGGTCTGATCAAGGTCGAAAGCGAGCTCACGCCAGCCAATGGCCAATGGCGCGTCTACAGCCTGATGCATGACCTCGCCGCCGAGACGCCAGGTGGTCCTTGGTTCACGTTCCTCGAGGCAGCGGAGCCACGCTTTGCCACCATCCGATAGCGTCACCGCCGAGCCGATCCAGTCTCTTTCAGCGGCGACATCCGAGGTCAACGCGCAGGCGCATCTGTTCCAATCGCTCGCGTCTCGCATGGCGACCGCGACGGTTGGGCTGGTGAAGGCCGTAACGCCGGGCGGAACCGGGGGCGCCTCCTTCGTCGATATCCAGCCGATGGTCTCGCAGGTCGATGGCGCCGGGAATGCTGTCCCGCACGGCACCATCCACAACGTGCCGGTGTTCCGCCTGCAATCCGGCGGCAATGCTGTGATCCTCGACCCGGCGGTCGGTGACATCGGCATCGTGGTCTTCGCGATGCGCGATATCAGCGTCGTGAAGACCAGCCGCGCACCATCGCAGCCGGGCTCGGCGCGGCGCTATGACATGGCCGACGCGCTCTACATCGGCGGCGTGCTCAATGGTGGTGCCACGCAGTTTGTTCAGTTCGTGTCCGGCGGGGGAATCAACATCACCGCGACTGGCCCGGTGAACATCACCACCTCGGGCGCGGTCGCGATCACGTCCTCGGCGCTGACCCATAACGGCAAGAACGTCGGCGATACGCACGTCCACAGCGGCGTCACGATAGGCGGCGCCAATACTCAGGCCCCAGTCTGATGCGCACGCTGCTTCTGGACATCGACCGCTGGGACATCATTCTCGATGCCTTCGGGAACATCGCGGTCGCGTCGAACCCATATGCCTTGGCGCAGGACGCGGCGAGCGCCATCCGGCTCTTTCGTGGCGAGGCCTGGTACGACACGACCAAGGGCGTTCCGTACTTCCAGCAGATCCTTGGGCAGTTCCCGCCGCTTCAACTGATGAAGAACGCCTTCGAAAACGCGGCTCTCACGGTTCCTGAGGTCGTGAGCGCGACCTGCTACATCACTGGCCTCGAAGAGCGCCAGATCACCGGCCAGGTGCAGATCACGGACGTGACCGGCACCGTCACCGCAGCGGGATTCTGACATGAGCGATACCAGCAGCGTCCCCGAACCGGAGTTCGGGCCGACGGGCTTCATCGCGCCATCCGAAGCGGCCATCTACGTCGGTGTCATGACCGACATGAATGCGGCCTTCGGCGGCAACATGAACCCCGCCGTAGAATCACCGCAGGGCCAGTTGGCCTCGTCGATGACGGCCATCATCGGGAACAAGAATGACCAGTTCGTCTATTACACGAATCAGGTCGATCCGGCCTTCGCGGAAGGTCGCATGCAGGATGCGATCGCGCGCATCTACTTCATCGAGCGCAATCCTGCCGAGCCCACGGTCGTGCTTGCTCAATGCAGCGGGCTGGCGGGCACGGTCATCCCGGTCGGCGCTCTGGCGCAGACCACGGACGGCATCCTGTTCTCTTGCACGCAGGCTGGGACCATCCCGGTTTCCGGCATCGTCACACTGCCGTTCGCCTGTGTGGAAACGGGCCCGATTCCGTGCCCGGCGAACACGCTGACGATCATCTATCAGTCGATCCCAGGCTGGGACACGATCAACAATCCCAGCGATGGCAGTCTGGGCAATGTCGTGGAAGGCCGCGCGGAGTTCGAGGCGCGGCGCTCGGCGTCCGTCGCCACCAATGCACAGGGCAGTTTGGCGGCCGTGCGGGGCGAAGTCCTGGGCGTGGCGAACGTGTTGGATGCCTACGTCAACCAGAACCCGACCAGCAGCCCCGTCACCATCGGCGGCGTCTCCATCGCCGCGCATTCCATCTATGTCTGCGTGCTTGGCGGTGAGGCGCAGGACATCGGGGATGCGATCTGGCGGAAAGTGAGTCCCGGCTGCGATTTCGTGGGCAACACGACGGTCACGGTGTCTGACATCAGCTACAGCCCGCCCTACCCGACCTACACGGTCAAGTACCAGGTACCGGACCTTGTTCCGATCCTCTTCCGCGTCAGCATCACCGACAGCACGCAGGTTCCATCTTCGGCCCTGACGCAGATTCAGGCGGCGATCATCCTGGCCTTTGCCGGCGGAGACGGCGGTCAGCGCGAGAGGATCGGCGGCACCGTATACGCATCACGGTACTACTCGGCCGTTGCCCTGCTGGGAGCGTGGGCGAGGATCATCTCGATCAAGGTTGGCGCCGGCACGCAGGCGTCGTTTACAGCATCGTCCACGGGTTCGACCCTGACGGTGACGGCCGTTGCGTCTGGCACGCTGCGGGTCGGCCAGTGGGTGCGCGGATCGACCGTGTCGGATGGAACTTTCATCACCGCTCTTGGAACTGGAACAGGCGGAACCGGGACGTACACGCTGAGTTCCGCTCAGGCCAATTCGAGCCAGGCCATGACCGGCACCGACATGGTGGACGATGTGGTTCTGGATATCGACCAGGCGCCCACGATCGACGCGACCGACATTGCTCTGACGCTGGTCTGACCGATGCAGGACTTCGAGAAGACCATCATCAGCCAATACGCGAATAGCGCGACGCTGGTGCAGCTCATCACCAACTTCAACGGGTATCTCGACCCGGCGGCCGACTTCGACGAATTCTACAACAAGATATGGAACATCCTGACCGCCGAGGGGATCGGCCTCGATATCTGGGGCCGCATCGTCGGTGTCGGGCGCACACTCACCATCACCACGCCGCCGACATACTTCGGCTACGAGGTCGGCACGCCAGACTTCACGCCGTTCAACAATGCGCCCTTCTCGGATGGCCAAGCGGTCACGCAGAATTTCGTTCTCAGCGATGAAGCGTATCGCGCGCTGATCCTCATCAAGGCCGCGACCAACATCGCGCGAACGACAAGCCCGGTCATCAACCGCCTTCTGACGCAGTTGTTCGAGGGGCGCGGGCGCTGCTACGTCAACAGCCTCGGCAACATGCAGATGCGATTCACGTTCGAGTTTTATCTCGAACCGTTCGAGCTTGCGATTCTGACGCAAGGCAACGTCTTGCCACGCCCGACCGGCGTCGGCGTCACGCTTCTTGAAGCGCCGCAGGGAAGCACTTTCGGATTCAACGAGGCAGGAGACGCATCGCCCTTCGGCGAAGGCACGTTCCTGTCGCAGGGGGCCATCTATGCAGTATAGCGATCTCCCACCCCGCATCCCGGTGCCGTTCGCCGAAAGCGGGCTGAAAAACACGATTCCCGTTCCATCGCAGGTCAGCATCACGCCGGGCGCCGCGTCGTTCACGACCGGGTTCCCGCCACTGACGATGACACCGATTGCGGCCGGCGGTGTCCCGCCGTTCGGGCAGGACATGAATGGCATCCTCAACGAGATCAGCGCATGGGCCCGCTGGCAAGGCGCGGGCGGGCCGGTGCCTTACGACGCCGCCTTCGCCGCGGCGATCGGTGGCTACCCGAAGGGCGCGGTGATCGCAGGGGCATCCGCCGGCGCGGCCTGGGTGTCACTGGTCGACAACAACCTGACCAATCCGGGCGCAGGTGGCGCGGGCTGGGCGTCATATCTCCAGAACGGCGTCGCCAACATCAACGCCAGCACGGTCCTGGCGCCCGATCAGGCCGGCCTGGTGCTGGCCTCGGCGGCGGCGGGGAATGTGACGCTCACGCTGCCGGCGGCCAACGCGGCCGGCGGTCGGCCCCTGCGCTTCACGATCATCCGCACCGATGTTGGCGCGAACACCGTCACTGTGCAGAGATCGGGCGCCGATCTGATCAACGGTATCGCCTCGGTGCCGGTGACGCCGCGCGATCGCCTGACCCTGGCATCGGATGGCGCAGCCGCCTGGTACGCGGTCGGCGCGGGGGCATTCGAGTTCTCGCCCGGCTCGTCCGGCTACTACCGGACGCCCGGCGAGGGGTTGATGCAATGGGGCACCGCGGTGTTGCCGGCCAGCGGCGCCATATCCTCGTCGGTCAACGTGGTGCTGCCGGTGGCGTTCCGCGTCAGCATGCTGCAGGCGGTCGCGACGCCGCGAGGCCCGATGAACAGCGGCACGGGGCGCGTGCCGCTGGTCACTGTCAATGCCTTCGGCGTAACCGGCTTCACGGTCTACGGCGAGGCGCCGGACAACACGACGCTCTTCAACCAGGCGGTCAACGTGAGCTGGTGGGCGGTGGGGAACTGACATGACGATGCACGCGACGATCGACCCGGCCGGCCTCGCGACCGGCTTCTACACGCCGGATCATCCGGCGATCCCCGAGGGCGCGATCGAAATCCCGGTCGAGGTCTGGCAGGCCTGGATTACGGACACCGCGGGCCAGCGGTGGGATGGCGAGGCGCTGGTGCCCTACGAGCCGCCGCCGGCCGCACCCGTGGTGCCGGCCGCGGTGACGGCCCGGCAGGCGCGGCTTGCCCTTCATGCGGCGGGGCTGCTCGACCAGGTCGAGGCGGCAGTCGCCGCAGCCGGCGGCGCGACGCAGATCGAATGGGAATACGCGACCACGATTGAGTGCGCTTCCCCGCTGCTGGCAGCGATCTCCGGCGGCCTCGGCCTGACCGCTGAGCAGGTGGACGCGCTCTTCAGCCAGGCGGCGACCCTCTGACGGACCCCTCCCGCCGAAAGGCGGGGGCTGGGCCGTTGCAGCGGCCCAAGCCGCGAGGGTGCAACCTCGCACGGACAAGCCGCCCCGCCACCTCGGCCGAGGCGCGGGGCTTATCGAGTGCGAGACGCATGGAGTCGAGTCCTGACCTGATCCCCGCCCGCCCGGCCGCCCCCGTGGCACCCTGGCAGGGCGGGAAGCGCAATCTGGCCCGCCGGATCGTCGAGCGCCTTGGGGCCATCCCTCACACCGCCTACGTCGAGCCCTTCATCGGCATGGGCGGCATCTTCTTCCGGCGCCCCTTCAGGGCGCGCTCGGAGGTGATCAACGACCTGAGCCGAGACGTCGCCACGCTCTTTCGGATCCTGCAGCGGCATTATCTGCCGTTCCTCGAGATGATCCGCTGGCGCCTGACCAGCCGGGCCGAGGTGGATGCGCTGTTCGTCGCCGGCAGCACCCTGTGAGCACCGCCGCCGGCATCGTGCTCGCCGCGGGTTATGCGCTGTGGGGGGCATTCTGGTGGCGCGTGCGCGGCGGCGCCTGGGAAACCCTGCTGCGCCTGCCGCCGGGAACGACGAAGGCGCGCATCGCGACGTCGGTGGCGATCGCTGCGCCGCTGGTACCTGCGCTCGGCTGGTTGGCCGTGCCTGCGGCGGCAGCGCTGTTTCTCGGCATGAGCGTTGCTGGATGGGGCAAGGCCATGGACATCGGCCGCAAGGGCGGCTCGCGCCTCATGGAGGCTCTCACCATGGCCGGATGGGGTCTGATGGTGATGGCGCCGTCCATCGTGCTCGCGATCGTGAACGGGTGGACCTGGTGGCCGATGGCGGCTGCCGGTGTTGCCTTCGGGCCGATCTACGCGCTGTGCTGGTGGATCGGCGACGTGCGCGGCCTACCGCGTGTGCGGCTGCTGGCGGCCGGCCCGACCGAGTGGGCCGAGGTTTTCGTCGGCGCCGTCATCGGTGCCGCGCTTGGTGCGGCATTGGCGGCGGGATCGTTTGATCCTTCGGCAAGGCGCTAGGCCTGACTGACGCGCAGATGGACGACCTGTTCCGTGCGGCCGAAGCGATCCAGCCGGCCTGAAATCACGCTGATTTCGCGCGCGCACACGCGCGCGTGATGTATCCTGGGGGCATGGATGAGCGAGATCGATCCTCGTCTGTTTGGCGGCCTTGAGCGAGATGTGAAGCACTTGACCGAGCGCATCGAAAACCTGGAACGGGCGATCGAGCGGCTCGATGTGCAGATCACGAAGCTGACCTCGATCCTGGATCAGGCGAAGGGCGCGCGGCTGCTGCTGGGCGGCCTGATCGCGATCGCGTCGTTTCTCGCCGGCATCGCGGCTGCGGCTAAGGGGCTGATTAAGTAGCTGCGGGCCGGGGCGTTACTCCCGGCTCGGCGGGCGATAGGCGCGGACACGGCGCCTCGTTTTAGTGTGCGGGAAACCACGATTCGAACGTGGACCTCTCCTGCCGTCAGGTGGGTGCTGCCATTACACCATTCCCCACGCAGGATCTCTCGCTCCGCTGATTAGCGTGCGCCTCTCCACGCCGCCGCAGCGCCCCTTTCTACCACCCCTCGAATCCACCCCGCAACGGAGATCATCATGGCACGCATTGCCGCGTACCTGCGTGCTCGGCTGTCTGAGCCGGGCACGATGAGAAGCCTCGTCATCGTCATCTTCGGCGTCCGCTACGGCATGGACGCAGGGACGATGATCGACGCCTTCACCGGGCTCGCGCTCGTCGGGCTCGGGGCTGTGAGCGCGCTGAAGCCGGAAAGCAAATGATGGCGCTCTTTGCCACCCCGCTAGCCCGCTGGGGCGCTGTGGCGGTGGCTGCGCTGGTCATTGCCGCCGGCCTCTACGCATGCGGTCGAGACGCCGGCCAGGACGCCGCGCGGGCCGATGCCGCGCAATCCGAACAGACAGCTAGGAGGGCAGGGGATGCGGCTGCTGCTGATGCTCAGCGTGACGGTGCTGATCGCCGGTTGCGAGACGGTCGCTTCTAGACCTTGCCCTCGCGTGAGCGAGTTTCCGGAGCTTTACCAGCTTCGCGCGGCCGATGAGCTGGCGACCCTACCGCGCGGTGCCGTGCTGCCGGGGATGATGGACGCGATGGCGGCTGATCGCGCGTTCAACCGGGCGATCTGCCGCTAACCACATGCACAATTGGAGATTGACGATGGCCAACCCCATCATGCGCTTCTTCGACTATGAGCATCTCCCCGCCTTCTTGCAGGCGGTCAGCAAGCCATTCGGCGATATGGCTAGGCATATCGACACCAATACTCCGGACTGCGCCGAGAAGAGCGCAGGTCTGAGAAAGCTACTTGAGGCGAAGGACTGCTTTGTCCGCGCGGCGCTGCCGGAGCGGTGACGCCATGAACATCTTCGCCTGGCTGCGCGGGCGCGGGACGCCTGCGGCTGCTCCGTCGGCTGTGGGCGCCACGGCCACTAAGCCAGACCGCTTCGACACCTGCCTGACCGAGCTGCTCAAGCACGAAGGCGGCTATGTCGATCACCCGGCGGACCCCGGCGGCGCGACCAACATGGGCATCACGCTGGCCACCCTACGCGACTGGCGCGGGAAGCCCGTGACTAAGGGCGATGTACGCAACCTGACCAAGGGCGAGGCCGGGGAGATCTACCGCGCCCGCTACTGGAACGCCGTGAAGGGCGACCAGCTACCGGCCGGTGTCGATCTGGCCGTGTTCGACTACGCGGTGAACAGCGGGCCGGGCAGGGCAGTGCGAGATCTGCAATCCATCCTCGGCGTCGCGCAGGATGGCGTTGTCGGGCCGAAGACGATCGAGGGCGTGAAGCGCGCCGGGGCCAAGGCGGTCGTGGTCGATCTCTGCGACGCGCGGCGGAAGTTCCTGCGGCGCCTGACCAGCTACAGCACCTTCGGCCGGGGATGGGAGCGCCGGGTCAACGAGGTGGAAGCGGTCGCGCTCTCATGACCCTCCAACTCGCCCTGCTCTACGCGCTGGGCGTGGCGGTCATCGCGGTGGCGCTGGCGCGATAACTGTTGCCCGGCGATTCGGTGGGGTGGTATAAGGGACCGCCATCTTCTAGCGCAAACCTCTCTGTATCTCAGTCCGCTCCAGGACGGGGTGACAATGGCCAGGCAGTGGTTTGCCTGGCCATTGTCGTATGGGCTGATTCCCTTTCTTAGAGCGTTGCGATGGGCCCGCCAGTGGCTGCAACGACGCGCTCGCAGAACCCCCGTCGCGGAAGCGGCGGGGGTTTTTGCGTTTGGGGTGTTGGAGAGGAAGTTTAGGGAGCGCTCTAGCGTCCAATCCTCTCCGATTGGAGAGGAAACCGAGGGGAGAAAAGCGAACATGCGCGTTGCCCGGAGCGGCTTGACATAGGCGAATCAACGCCTGAGAGGCAGGAAACTCCCTTGGTAAGGGAGAGGTCGAGAGTTCAATCCTCTCCAACAGCACCATGATTCTATTTGATTTTCTGCTTTTTGACGCGGATCGAAACCTCTCCGATTGGAGAGGATACGCGGCCCACGGCCCCAGCCGCAGCCCTCAGGTGGTCGGGCGAATGATGCCCATAGACCTGCTCCACCATCTGCACATCGCTGTGCCCGAGCAGGCCGGCTATCTCCCACATCGGAACCCGCTGCTGTGCCGCCCACGTCGCGGCCGTATGCCTCAGGGTATGGGGCGTCACTCCGGACAGACCTGATCTGCGGCAAGCTGCCATGAAGCCAGTCCGCACCGAGCCGACCTGCGAGCCGGCAAATTCCACCACCCACTCCGACTGCGCCAACTCGCGGGCGCGCTGCAAATAGGTCATCAGCTCCGGGTTGATCGGCACTTGACGAGCGCGGCCTTTGTTGCCGCGTCCTGTTCCGTAGGAAAGACGGCCGGCGTTTAGGTCCACATCGGCCCATTGGAGCCCAAGAATCGCCGCGCGCCGCGCTGCTGTGTGCAGGGCCAGCATGACGAAAACCTTGATGTGAAAATCGACGCACCCGCCCAATAGGGCTGCAGCCTCCGCGCGCGTCAGCCAGCGGTCCTTTGGCTCTGGTGCGGACGGAACCTCTACGTATGGTGCGGCCGATATCCATTTCTCATCTACCGCCCATTTGAAGGCGGCGCGCAACGTGACTAGCTCGCGGATGATAGTTCCGTCTGCGACGGGCTTGCGGCGCCTTGCGGACTTGGGGCCTACCTCGTAGCCCTCCGAGCGGCGCTCGGCGGCGTAGAGCCGGCAACGCTGCTTGGTCAGCATGTCGGGCGGCAAATCGCCTAGATGCCTATTCAACGCCGCTACACAGGCCTTCAACGTGCCCGGCGCATGGACAGGCCTCATGGCGTTGCCCAGGCGGTCCTGTTCGTATCCCTCTAGAAGGCCGCCGATGCTTGGCGATTCAGGCGGCGGCGCCTTCCCCCAGCCGGCCTGATATGCCGCAAGTGCTACCCGCGCCTCGCGCTCTTCTGTTGCGCCTGTAGAAACACGGTGCGCGCGCCCCTCCCACCAATACTCAATGGCATAGCGGTCGGAACGCCTGACGAGACGGAAGCTTGGTCGGTCGAGCTTGGGGCGTGCCATGCCTGTGCCTCGAAAGCGTCAACGTCCTGCTGGCGGATACGGATTGCCGCGCCGATGCGGATATGCCCGAGCCGACCGGACTGGATCAGCGAGTAGACGTGCGTTTGGCTAACCTGCCAATGGTCAGCCAGCCGCGCGACGGTGAAGTGCCGGGCGGGCTCAGCCATGGCGCTTCCTGTAGGCAGCATCGACCATCCGGTTGAACACGTCATCACCCCAATCGTTCAAAGCGATGTTCACCGCGCAGCACACCAGCCGGATATTGTCGGGCTCATAGCCCTTGCTGGCGTCGATACGGTCAACTGTTGGCACCCAGGGGCGACGGCGCGCGGGGCCATCATATTCATCGCTGAACGGGATGCCTGACACTTCGCAGCATCCATTCGCGCGCTCAAACAGCACGTCGATGACTGGGATGATGTCTGACGGGTTTCCTCCCGCCTTGAACATCCGGTCCATGGCAGAACGGATGGCGGCGCCGATCATTCCATCGACGCTGACCTTGGGCCTTGGAACCTTCTTGGCCCTGATCCGCGGCGTGCCTCGCGTGGTCAGATCTTCACCCATTCACCCCTCCTGCGACGGCGGCGGGGGGAGGGGGCGCCAGCCGACGAATTTGCCGAACACAGCCTCTGTCAGTGGGTGACCGTCCCATTCGAGGATGAAATCGCCGGCCGCGCCGGTCTGCGCGACGAAGTAGAAGGTGTTTAGATCGTCCTGCGCGCACAGCAGGAACGGGCCCGTCCCACTCGGCATGCTCTCGATGGGCCGCCAGCCCGGCGCGTTATCGTCGGTCATGGGGTGACCTCCTTGATCCAGACCGGCGCGATTTCAAATTGAAGATCGCAGTATTCGCACAAAGGAAACCGCGCCTCAGGAACGGCGGCATATGAGCCGTTGTCCTGTTCTTCCCAGTCGCACCCGTCCAAATGGTGCGGACGAAGGCATCCGGGGCACCGCGCGTAAAATGTTTCTGGCTGCATGGTGGCGCGTGGCAGCGGCGGCATAGTGCGGTTGTTCACAGCCCGCCCTCCGCCATCGCATCTGCCGCAGCTTTCAGCAGCCACACGGCGCGCCAAAATTCATCGCCATCGCGCGGCGACAGGCTGAACGGGATATGCGCGCGCATCTGCATGTTGTAGCGCCCACCCTTCGGCTCAGGCCAAACCTCGCCGGCCAAGTGCGCGCTGGCGCACCAGTCTGCGTGGTTCACGTCGCTCCCGCCGAACTCGCTTTCGCTCGGCGCGCCGTATCGCTTCCACTCGACACGGTGCGGCGCCAGCGCCTTGTTCATCTCGGCTTCGAGGGCGCGGTAGTGCTTTGCACCTTCGCGCGCGATCATCTGCCCCGCGACCTGATAGGCGGTGTCGGCGGCGAAGTAGGCAGAACGCGCCTCGCGATACGTAGCGGGGTTGCGCGCGCGCAGGGCCTGGATGGCGTTTGCGGCCTTTTTGCTCATGTCCTGATCCTCTCGAACGAAACCACGCGCCGGTATCCCAGCGCTCGCGCCAGGCGCTCAGTCGGCGCGCGCCGGCCTTGCAGCACGTCGCACACGAATTGCGGGCTGATGCCGTTCTCGTGCGCCCATGCCTGCTGCGATCCGGCGACCACGCACGCATCGGCCAGGACGTTGTTGACGATCTCCCACTCGCTCAACGCGCGCTTCATCCCCTGTCCTCCGAGGCTGCGCGCGTGACGGCGGCGGCTTCGACTGCGGCTGGCCATGGGATGAGTGGCTGATCTGCTCGGATGTAAAGTGGGTGCTTCGGAGCCCCGTTCTTGGTCACGCCTAGGCACCATAATCGCGCATTGACCCCGTCCATCATTCGCAGGAAGGCCCTTACGCGGTCCTGCTTCGCATTGGCGCCCCATGCGCAGACGATGTCGCCATACTCGCGCGCCATCCTACGGAGATAGCGATCGTTCTCCGGGCCGACTGGATCATTTGCTCTCCACAGGGCCGCAGGGTCAGCCGAGCGGAGCGCGTAGAGATTCATCACGGTGAGCCCGTTACAACCCCACGCGCGCGCGAAGGCTCTGCATCGGCGAACAGTCGGGTCGTCGAGCGTCTCATCGGCTGTACTTGGATTCAGCATCACGAAGGCTGCTGTGCCTCGCTCGGCAAACATGACTTCACTCGGCCGGCGTAGTGTGTAGCGGTAAAGCCCGCACTCACTAATGACAGCCGCCTCCAACGCCGCCCGCACTGCGCCCGTCATTGCGGCGCCTCGGCGGCGAGGGCACGGAGGGCGGCGGATACCGTAGCCCTGGCCAGCTTGCCGTCAGGGTCGCCTCCGCCCAGCGCTATGCCCCATATCTCGTGCACTGGATCAGTGCTGACACACAGGCAACATCCTGGCAGCCCGTCAGCGGCAATGTCCCCAAGCGCGGCGATGAAGCATTTGACGCTCCGGACCAGCGTCAGCGCCGCGTCGAGGCTGGCGGTCCAGCGCGGGGGCGTCATCTCCGGCGCCGGCAGGCAGCGCATGTCGCTGCTATCGTTGATGTGCCGAAGCCCGTTTCCGTATGGCTTCCATTCCGGCCCGGCGTATTCAGGATGGAGCGCGCGGAATATCGAGAAATCAATCTCCCGATCCGGCCCGCTCGCCTGCTCGCAGCGATCGGCCAGTGCCAGCAGCGCGGCGCGCGTGTTGGTCATGGTTCGTCCCTCGCATTCTCGGCCAAAGCCCACCGCATCCCGGACTCTGTTGCGTCAAGCACACCAGGGAATTGGCGCAGATGCTCGCGCATCGCGTCGTCACGCGCACTCGGCGGCAGGTTGCACATCTCCTGGGCCAGCAACGCTTCCAGCAGGACAATGCGAGCTTCAACTGGCAATCCCGAGATCATCGAAGCGGTGGGACGCACAAGTTTGATAAGGGCAGATCTATCAACCATGCTCCCCTCCCTTCGGCGCGGGGGCGGCGGCGGCGAGAATTGCAGCAAGCACCTTACTCCGCGCATCGAAGACTTCTTCGGTCGCTTCGATTGCGTGGGAACTGTCTATGCCGTGATGGTCTCGCGCTTCCCGGCGCTTTTGCAGTGCGAATTGATAGCGCGCGATCGGCTCCCTCGGCACCGCCACCAGCGACCCATCCCGCAGGCCGGCGAGCGTGGATGCGGGGATGCCGAGGCAGTACGCGATGTAGCCGATGCGCATTTGCTGGTAGCCGATGACGACGTGCTCGCTGTCATCGGCAAATACATCGTAGGTCATCCCTGCCGCTCCTCCCCGCCAGCGCGGGCGCGGATGGTTGGTGTCGATGGCGCAGAAAGAGGAATGAACGAGACAACGAGATCGTCATCCCCGACGTGCCCGTGATCACCGTAGCCGACGCTCTCGAAGGCCGGCCCGGTGTCGGTCCCATAGACCTCGGCGAGCACCACGACCATCTCCATCTGCCCCGTGTAGCCGCCGACATCCCGGCCGTCGTCACCGGCATCGAACCATGTCTCCGGGCGCTCAACCAGCAGCCAGCACAGCCCATCTGGCGGCGACGCATAGACGAACGGCTGCCAGCCATCATCCCGCCGTGTCAGCGCGTCGGGAGGGGAGAACGATGCAATGCCTTCCTCCCCTCCCTGCTGCTGCGCATTCTCCCCACCATGCTGATGTGAGGGTACTGGCGCAGCCATCTTGGTCAGCGCGTCGGCGGCGGGGATGGGGAGGGCGCGGATGCGAGACGCGATGACCTTTGCGGAGCCGCTTCCTCCGGCAACGAAACTGATGGCTCCGACATCGCGGATCTTGTTGCCCCGCATGTCGGCTAGCTCGATCTCGCGATTACGGTGCTCATCCATCGCGGCTTGCTCGCACACCTCCCGCATCGCCTCTGCGCCCTCCGCGCGGGCGGCTGCGAGGTCGGCCTGAGCGATCATGGCGGCCCGCACCTCGTTAGCCATTACAGCAAGGTAGCGGCCCCAGGACCCTTGCTTTGGAGCCATCACGCTCGCAGCGTTGAGCTGAGCCCACACCGCCATTAGCGGAGAGCCGTGTAGCTCGGCGTTATCATCGAAGATCGCGCGCTCATTCGGATCTTCGGGGAGCAGATCGGGCCACGCGCTCACTTCGCGCCTCCTTCGAGGGCGGCGCGGGCTCGATCCCCGCAATCACATGGCGATCCCTCCTGCGTATGATCGACAGGGATAGCCTTCGGTGTGATGCAGTCCGGATCGCCATCCCATGACGGGGTGTCGCGCCAGTTTGCTGGATCGGCGTAGAACGCCAGCGCCTCCCTTAGCCGCCCTGCCTCGGCCACGGCGGGCGTCTTGCTGCCGCTGTAGGTGGCCAGCGCGTCGCTCACGCAATCAGACGCCCATTCGCGGGCGTCCTCGATAGCCCAGCCCGGCCGTGACACCGCGACCGCCAAGAACGCACGTTCGTATTCAGCGCGCCATTGGTAATCGAGCCGTTCGCTCTCGGCGTCCCACTCGTCGCCGTCCATCTGTGCTAGAGCAGCCCATGCGGCAGGCCAGTCGATGCTCATACGAACCACTCCCCGTCGATGCTGGCCGCCCGATCAGTCGTGCTGGCCGGCGCGCGGAGAAGTCCGGCATCTCTCGCCGCCAGAAATAGCCGCATGCATGCATCGGGCGTTCCGATCAACGGTAGCTTCGAGCGCGGGCTCGCCCACTCCACCAGCGCCTTCCGCAGCTCCTCCGTCGCCCACGACGGCGCGGGCTCGGGGTCGGCGGGGATGAAGTTGTTAGGGTGGTAGGCGCAGACGTGCCCGGCGACCTGCACAGATCCAGGACTGACGTGCCGTATTGTCGTGGGCGGCGCGAAGTCATTGTCGGCCCACCGAACCTGCATCCCCACGCGGGCAGTCTCGATCGTCAGGCGCCGGTCAGCGGGCATGGTGTTCCTCCATCATGAAGCCGTGCGCCCAGTTCTGCCGGTATTCTCCGCAGGCGCAGACCCAACCTTCGGGCGTCGCCTTCAGTTCGCGCTGTTTGGCGCAATGATTGTGATCGCCTGGGCAGGTGAACGGGTGAAACTCGCCGCGTTTCTGGTAGTCGTTCAGCGCAGCGACCTGCTCGTCAGTCCAAATTCGTTCGGCCATCACCCCCTCCTATCCAGCACGCGCGCCCACCACGCGAGCGCGCTTCCAAGGCCGCGCAGGAGCAGCCAGATTGCGAACGCCAGGCCCAGCAGGAACAGCCAGACCTCGGGTAGGGTCGGGGTCACGGCTCTCCTCCCAGCGGCGAGGCTGACATTTGATGCTGCCAGAGGTCGCGCATGTACTGCGTCCAGCCATATTCGCCGCCGATCTTCACGTTCAGGGCGAACGAGACTGCTCTATCCAGCATCTCCTCCGTCGGCTCCCGCAGCGCCTCCCTCACTACGGCGAGCGCGGCCTCTGCTGCCGAAAGTGCTCGCGCAACGTGAGGCGGATTGCCGGGCAGGCCATACGCCTTATAGCGGGCGACAGCAGCGTCCCACGGATCGCTATCAGCGGCCGGGAACGTCCTGTGGATCGCCCTCGCCACCCTCTCCTCCAGCTCGCGCGGCGTCGGGGCGGCGGTCATGCCACCACCTCAAAGACGATGCGTTTCTCGGGGCCGCAGTGAGAGGTGGCTGCCCATGCGTCCTCGAACGCGTAGATGCCGGCGGCTTCGCCATGAATCGTGTAGCCGCAGCACTCAGCACGCCACCAAGCGCGGTGCTCGTCAGACCAGATGCGGACCTGCTTTCTAGCAAGGAGGGCGCGGGTCTTCTCACCGCCCTTCCTTTGCATAGAACTGAGGCAGCGTTTCATCCCCTCGCCCTCTCCTGCCTGATCTCGCCCACAATCCCGAGCGCTCGCCACGCCGGGATGCCCACGTCCGCAGCCACGCGGAACGGGTCCTTCCCCTGCGCAATCAGCGCCCGCGCTCGCTGGTAGCGCCGGATGCCGGGATCGTCTGACGGCTGCTCGACGACCTTGGGTTTCGCCGGCTTCGGGGGCGCCTTCCGGAAACTCGGGGGCGCACCACGACGGCCGAGAAGCACCACCTCAGGCTTGACGGCGGCCACGCGAGGCTTGCGCGGCGCGGTGTCCGTTCGCCCGGCCGGGCGGCCAGCGCCCATATCGCTGCCATCGCGCTGGCGGTCTTCATCAGACCGAGCTTCGACGCCTTGAGCCCCAACGACTTGACCGAGGCGATCGGCGCCCCGTCCAGCGCGTTGATCCGATCCAGCAGCGCCCGATTGTCCTCGGCGCTCGCGTACTCAGCGCGCAGCAGGGCGAGACGGGCGGGGGTCCATTCGCCGGGGGTCATTTGCCGACGACCTCGCCGGAGACTTCGCGCGGCTCGTCCGAGAAGGCCGCCTCCATCGCGTCGAGCTTGCTGCTGGTCGCCTCGCCGTCGATCACGATCGGGCCGGCGTCGGCATCGCCCTGCGGTTGGCCGAGAGCGTCGTCTCGATGAAGAAGCGCCTCGATCGGGGCCGCGTCCATCGGCAAGTACTTCGACAGGCGACGCATGACCGTCTTGCGCGCCATCTGGTCCCACCACATCGTCCAAGGTCCGGAGCCCTTCGCGCGGCTGACGTTGCGCACCTTCTCGATTTCGGCCTTGTTCATGACCTCGGCCATGACGCTGCCGTCCTTCAGACGGGCAATGGCGTAGGCGCCGACCGGGGAGCCTCGGTCTTCCAGAAGGCCCGGCGTTTCGTGCTCGATCGGCGCATCCGGGTCGCATGGGCGCCAGACGAATTTGTCCCGCTCATGGACAACCTGCACGACGAGCGCGGCAATCTCGCCGCTATTCCGAGCGCGCTTCAGGATGCCGGCGATCATCGGCATGTAGCTGACCTTGCCGCCCATCAGGACAAGCGCGGCCTCTCGACCATCGGGCACCAGCCCATCGGCAGCGCATTTCACGCAGGCGCCCAGCAGTGAGCGCCGATCAGCGTTGAGCAGGTCGGGCGACATGTTCGCCGCCGTGATCACGACGTTGCGGAACTTGTCCGGGCTGATCGTGCTCGGAAGATTCTGCGCGATCTCAGGCAGGCTGCTGAGTTGCCGGCGCAGCACGTCAATCGGGCGTGCTTCGGTCTTCGCGATCTGATTCACGCTGCGGTCTCCATTTCCTGATATGGCCGGACGCCGATCCGCACCGACGCGGCGCGCCCCTTGATCTTCTCGCCCTCTCGCGCCAGGCGATCCGGCACGGCATCAACGCGCGTCAGGCCCACGGTCGCGGCGTTCGTCTTCGCCCAGCGTGAGGCGCCGATCTTGGACAGCAGCACGTTGCGGGCCGCGTCCTTCAGCGCCTTGCCTTCCTTCTCCATGGCCGCGCCGCGCAGGTAGTCGGCCGCAGCGGCTTCGGCGGCATTGTCCCCGCGCAGGTCGGCCGGCTCGTCGCCTTCATCCGCATCGGGCAGCAGGGCGAGCAACGCCTGATAGGTCGCGTCGGAACCGTCAGGCTGCGGCGGCTGGTCGTCTCGGATGGACTGCCAGAACGCCCGAGCGCGTCGCACGATCTCAGCCTGAATGGCCGGCCGGGCGCGGTGGCGCAGGATGCGAAGCTCGTTACCCCCGACGAGCCACGCGATCGCGCCCCAGGAGAACCCCGTCGCGAGCAGTTGCGCCTGTAGCTGCAACTGAACATGGATCGGAGGCTCGCCATTCCACGCCCGGCCCCGCAGCGTTTGCAGGACATCGACGTTCTTGAGTTCCAGCGCGCCAGGCCCTTCGCAGCCGACATCATTCGGCCCCGGCTCGGCGATGATGCGATCCAGCGTCGCGCCGACGCCGCTCTCATGGCTGGCGTACTGGCCGGGGAGCACCTGCCAGCCCTCGCGCTCGGCCGCTCCGGTGGCGATCGCCTCTTCCAGTAGCAAGCCCCACTGCGCGCGTTCGATCTCGACGGGCGGCAGCGGGACGCGCCCGGCGCGGTCCATCCACAGCGCGTAGATGCCGGGCTGGAATGGCGCCTGCATGTTGAAGAGCGCCGCGACCTCGGATGCGCCGATATGCCGACGCCGGAGTGCGTGCCAATCGGCCTTGCTGGCCGGGATGGGGAGCAGGGTCACGGCCGCCCCCACGCATTCCAGACCACCGCTGCAATCCCGGCCCAGATCAGCAGGCCGCCGACTAGTGCAAGCGCGATCCCATTGACGGGGCGCAGGTCGTCGCGCGGAACCATCGGCACGCGATGCAGCGGCTGACGCCCGCCTTCGATGACGCGGAAGGAGAGGGGGCGGTTCATGGAAACAGCACCTCCAATGCAGCGCGCCCCTTGGGGCCAAGCGCGTCGCGAAGCGCCCGCTCGTGCCTCCATAGATCCTTCGCCGTCATCGCCTCGGTCAGCGGCGGCAGTTTGATCGTCGCTTCCATCAGATCCCCCTCATCTCGCGCTGCGCGTCCAGCTTGGCGCCGTGGGCGCGGTCCTGACGCTCGTCGTCCCAGCGCCACGCTGCCTTGGTCATCAGGAACGCGCCGTCCTCGATGTGCTCGATCAGGTCGAGAAACGGCCGCTGATCCGACGCGTAAGCCGCGCGCTCCCGCAGCGTCAGGATGCAGTCGCCCATCTCAGCCAGCGCCTGCATGCGGTCATCGTGGTCAGGATGATCCGGCGCGTAGATGATCTCGGCCTCGCGGGCCTCGCGGATCGGCTGTGACCAAGCGCGATCGCTGTTCGTGCGCTGGGCCGAGAACAGACGGCGCGCGCGGGCTTCGTGCGTCGCGGACATCACGCGGGCTCCCCGTTGAGGTATTGGAGGAAGCGAGTGACTTGAGCGTCCCAGGCGGCGCCCCAGGCGGCGGCACTGGCGGCGGCACTGGCGGCGCCCCTGGCGGCGCCCCAGGCGGCGGCACTGGCGGCGCCCCAGGCGGCGGCACTGGCGGCGCCCCAGGCGGCGGCACTGGCGGCGGCACTGGCGGCGGCACTGGCGGCGCCCCTGGCGGCGGCACTGGC